CGCTGGTCCCCAACACCCCCCAGATGCAGGGGCAGCTGGAGCTGTTGCAGGAGGCCAAGGGCGAGATCGAGCGCATGTCGCTCAGTCCGGCCATGGTGGGCAGGCTGGACGGCGAACACAGCGGCCGCGCGCTCCTCGCCCGTCAGCAAGGGGGGCTGGTCGAGTTCGCCAACCTGTTCGGCGCCCTGGAGGATTTCGAGCTGCGCGTCTATCGCCAGTGTTGGGGGCGGGTGAAGCAGTTCTGGGATGCGCCGCAGTTCATCCGCGTCACCGACGACGAGAACGCTCCGAAGTTCGTGGGCCTGAACCAGCCGATCCCCGGCGGACCGCCCACGGTCGGGCAGGACCCTCAGACGGGCTTGGCGACAGTGAAGCCGGGCGTGCTCGGCTACAAGAACCGCGTCGCCGAGATGGACGTGGATATCGAGATCGACGCCCAGGCCGATACCGGGACGATCCAGCAGGAACAGTTCGACACGATCATGCAGATGGTCCAATCGAACCCCAATTGGCAGCAGCAGATGACGCTGGCGGAGGCGATCCAGCTTTCGACGATTCCGCACAAGAGCGCGGTCCTGGATGCGATGAAGCAGCGCGCGGACGCTCAGGCGCAGGCCCAGCAGGCGCAACAGCAGCTCGCGATGCAGGGCGCGCAGGCCAAGGTGGCGCACGTCACGGCGCAGGTCGGCGAGACGGTGGCCAGGACCGGGCTGCACAAGGCGACGGCATTCAGCAAGACGCTCGATTCCCTCGCCTTTGCCCACCAGGCCGGCGCGGATCACACGGCGCGCGGCTTGGAGGCGGGATTGGCGTCGAGTCAGGCCGCGTCGGGCGCGCAGCAGGACCAGGACCAGTTCGACTCGTCGCAGGACGCGCAAGCCCAGGGCCAACAGGCCCAACAGGCGCACGAAGCGGCGATGGCCCAACAGCAACAGCAAGCTCAGGCCCCCGATAGCGAGACGGGCGGGCAATGACGATCACCGCCGCCGGGTAGCCTTCGGGCTGACGGGCGATACGGCCGGGGAGCGCCGAGAGGCTTCCAACCGCCGCCGGGTAACGGGCGATACGCGCCGCCAGCGTTTGGGCGAAGGATCACCATGAGCGATAAGCTGGATTTCCTGGAGCAATCCGGGACTGAAGAACCACGCGTGGAGGCGGAAACCCCGCAGCCCGCGCCGGAACCGCAGGTCGAAGCGGCGGAACAGGCCCAAGAGCCCACAGAAGCGCCTCCAGCGCCTCAGCGTGGCCCGGACGGCAAGTTCCTGCCCAAGGAGACCGAGGCCGCTCCAGAAGCCCCTACGCCGCCCCCAGCCGCCCCGAAAGGCGATCCCCTGCCGGGGATATCCGCCCTTCTGGACGAACGGGAAAAGCGCCAGGCCCTGGAGCGTCAGGTCGCGGAGTTGAAGGCCAAACAGGCCCCGCCTCCCGAAATGACGCCGGACGATGTTCGCAAGGCCGAGATGTTCCAGATGAACATGCGGATGAGCCGCAAGTTCGCCGAGAAGAACTACGGCGCCGAGACGCTTTCCAAGGTCCACGATTGGGCCAGCGCGAGGTGCGACGCGGACCCGATCTTCAACCAGCAGATGCTCTCGTCGGACGATCCCTACGAGGCCGCGATGCAGGCTTACAACCGCGAGGAAATCCTCAAGGTGGTGACGCCGGGCGACCTCGAAGCCTTCCGCTCATGGCAGGCCGCGCAATCGGCTGTCCACGGCGGCGCTCCGCCCCCATCCCAACAATCATCGCAGCCCATACCCCGCTCTCTCGCCACGGCATCCGGCACCGGATCGCTCGGCAAGGACGCTGTTCCCCTACAGGACGGCGCGGGATTCATGGCCGCGATCCCAGGATAAGGATAGCCTTCAATGGCCGAGACTCTGATTGCCACACCGCTGCAAAAGCAAGTGTGGATGAGCAAATACTTCCAGGAATACATCCGCATGAGCGGATACCTGCCCTACATGTCGAACGCCGATATGAACAAGGGCGGGATCATCCTCTCCCGGTATGAACTCCAGCAGGAAGCCGGAAAGATCATCAACATCCCGTTCATCGGGCGGCTGAAGTCGCTCGGCGTGACGGGCTCCGCCGTCCTGGATGGTCAGGAAGAGGCGCTCAACACCTTCAACTGCCCCGTGGCGGTGGACTGGCGGCGCAACGGCGTGCGGATTCCCAAGAGCACGTCTTTCCAGACGGAAATCAACCTCTGGGACGCGGCGAAGTCGTATCTCCAGAACTGGGAAGCCGAGCAGGTCCGCAACGACATCACCGACGCGTTCGGCATGGTCATCACCGATGTGAACGGCACGGTGGTGAAGATGTCGCTTTCGACGGCGGCTCAGCGCAACACGTGGAACGCGGCGAACAAGGACCGGATGCTCTTCGGCCACCTCGTGAGCAACTACAACGCGACCTACGCCACGGCTCTGGGCAACGTCGCCAGTCCGGCGGACAAGGCCAGCGCGGCGATCTTCTCCCTCGCCAAGCGCGTCGCCAAGCTCGCCGACCCGCACATCCGGCCGTTCAAGACGGCGACGGGGCGGGAGTATTACGTCGCGTTCCACGGCTCGCGGTCGTTTCGGGACATCAAGGCCGACACCACCATCGTCGCGGCCAACACCGGGGCGCGGGCGCGTGAAGGCGACGGGATGGACAAGAACCCCATCTTCCAGGACGGCGACATCATCTACGATGGCGTCATTCACCACGAAGTGCCCGAGATCGACGCCTGGGCCGACGCCACGGGGGTCTACGACGGCGCCGGCGCTTCGTCGGTCGATGTTCGCCCGGTCTTCCTGGCCGGCTCGGGCTCGGTCGTGGTCGCCTGGGGTCAGGAACCCACGCCTCGCACCGACATGCTCAAGGACTACCAGTTCCGTCCGGGCGTGGCGATCGAGGAGCTGCTCGGCGTCCGCAAGCTGAGCTTCAACGGCATCCAATATGGCATGGTGACTGTCCACGTCGCCGCCGCCGCCGACAGCTGATCCAACAACCACAGCTGGGGCGGTCTCAGGGCCGCCCCATGCACCATAGGAGGGCCTCATGGCCGTTTTCACTTCCGCTCTCGCGACTTCCCAAGGCAATGGCACGGCTACCGTGTCCGGCCATGGGCTGAGCGAGAATCTCAAGATCACCTCGGCGACCGCCGCCGTTCCCAACACGCTTGCCCTGAACGACACGATCAACCTCTTCTACATGCCGGCCGGCGCGACGATCAGGGGCGCCAAGCTCCGGACCTCCGCCGCGCTGGACTCCAACGGCTCGCCCACCCTGACGTTGGACGTGGGCGACGCCGGTTCCGCCACGCGCATTTTCTCCGCGTCCACGGTGGGGCAGGCCGGGTCGGGGGCGACGTTCAGCGACGGCAACCCGGTGTTCGCCAATGTCGGCTACCAGTTCACCGCGCCGACCTTGATCTTCGCCACGGTCCACGCGGCCGGAGCGACCAAGGTGGCCGGGACGGTCTATCTGGACGTGTCCTACACCATCGAAGGCGCGCCGAGCTGATCTGACTCCAGGGGCGGCTCATCCGGGCCGCCCCTTTTCCTATTTCAAGCACAAGGAGGACGCCATGCGCGTTCGCTACATCGGCACCGGCGAGGCCGGCGAAGACGAGACGGTCACTTTCCACGGCCAGACCTTCGAGAAGGGCAAGTGGATGGACGTGTCCAAACTGGCCGGTTTCGAGAAGTCGCAGTTGAACAACAACCCCACCTTCGAGGTCCAGGGCGGCCGATTGAGCCACAAGGAACTGGAAAAGCTCCACGGCAAGGACGAAGAGCCAGATCCGATCGCCGGCGAGCCCGACCTGCTGCCGCCAACCCTTCCGGGGCGGCTGTCTTCCGAGCTTCCCGCCGGCCCGCTGGAGGAGAAAGCCGTTTCCGAAGGCAAACCCTTCGGCGCGATGCCCATGCAGGCGGCGGCGGGCGCAACCCTTCCCGGCGCTCGCCCTCCTTTGGACGCCCCGCAGGCCCCGGCTCACAAGGCCACGCCGGTGGAACCCAAGGCCGGCGACAAGGGCAAGGTGAAGCACAAGTAGCCTCATGGCCACCTGCCGCGCCGTCATTCTGCGCTCCATCCGCGCTCTGAGGGGCATTGCTCCCGGAGACGAGCCCACCGCCGACGAACTGGCGGTGGGCATGGAGGCGTTGCAGGACTTGATCCTGACGCTGCACAACGCACGCGGTGTCATGTGCGATATCGACGTTACGGCGGACTATACTCCAGGCGAAAATCAGCGCGTCCGCATCGTTCTGGGCTCCGTGGTGGCGATCACGCTTCCGGAGGGTGTGCAGGCCGATCCCTGCTGGATCGACCCCTTCGACTACGGGTTTGTCGCGCCAAGTCTCACCCCGGCGTCCGGATCGACGGGCACACCGGACGGCATCCAGTATCGGCCGCCCAGGGACGGAGCGCGGATCGAGATCGTGGGGACGGTCCAGGCGCTCTATTTCTACCGCGCGGACTTGAATCAGTGGAAGCCCGCGACCGGCCTCGCCCTGGACGATGAAATGCCGCTGAACGAGCGCTACACCGCCAACGTCGCCCTGCTTCTGGCCGATGGCCTGCTGGATCAGTGGCCCGACATCGCGGAGCCCACGCCCAATCTGACCCGCCGCATCGCCGGCGCCCGCGCGGCCCTGATGATGCAGACCGGCACGGCGCGCTCACCAGTCATGGCCAGCTACTTCTAAGCCCCCAGGAGCCTCACATGAGCCCAAGGAAGGCCCTCGCCGGGCTTGCGCTACCTCTTTGCCTGTTTGCGGCCCAAGCGGCGCGGAGCGACCCCATACAGGCCGGGAGCGCGGTTTCCAGCCCGAGCGTAACCCCGACGATTTCCACGTCGGCCTATACCACAGGCTACGTCCTCGCGCCGGCCATGGCCTTCAAGGGCGTGCCCGCTACCGGCGCCATCGCCAACGCCAACGTCTATTTCAAGTCCGGCTCCTTCACCTCCGGGTCCATCGACCTCTACCTGTTCAGTCAGAATCCCGCGAACGGGACCTATACGGCGAACACCAATTTCAGCCTGAACGCCACCGACGCGGGCTTCCTGATCGGCGTGCTGCATCTCACGGACTGCACCGCGACCATCACCGGCGGCGCGGCGTCTCAATGCCAGGTGCTCTACCAGAGCCAGTTCTACACCCTGACCGGCGGCACGAGCCTCTACGGGATCGCCGTGGTGCGCGGAACGCCGACGTTCGCGGGCGCGTCCGACGTGAGCTTCCTGCTGAATGTGGTGCAATAAATGCGCCGCACCGCCGCTTTCCTGGCGGCTCTTTGCGTAGCCGCGCCGGCCCATGCCCTGACACCACAGCAGATCGCGCTGCTGCTCTCCAATCCGAAGCTGTCGGCCAGCTTCCCCTACGTGCCGCCCGCCCTGAACGCGGGCCTGTGCGGCTACGGCGACAGCCAGATATCCAATGGCGGCTTCATTTCGTGGGCCTCGGCGCAGTTCACCGAAACGGTCGGCTCGGGGAACGGCTACCTGCCGCAGATCGTCTCACGCGCCGGGAACAACGCCTATTGGACGCCGGGCTTCAACTACGGCCTGGGAGCGTCCTCGTCGGTCAACGGGGCTTTCCGGATCAACGCCAAGCGCACCGACACCGGGCGGGCCAGCGTCACCGGCAAGATCGACAACGGCTCGGGCTCGGCGGGCGCGATCCTGACCACCACGGCGGCGAGCGTCACCGGCATGGCTCCTGGAGCGGTCATCACCGGAACGGGCGTCACGGCGGGAACCACGGTCGGGCCGAACGGCACGGCGACCAGCGCCGGATCGACCGCCCAGGCCATCGGGACCTATACCGGCGTCAGCCCCTCGCAACTCGTCACCTCGACCACGATCACCGCCGTTCCCAATCCGGCCAAGGCGATCACGACCATCGTTTCCGACGATGAGTTCAACCTCTCCTCGACGGGTCAGTTTTCCGCTCTGAGCGACCCCTGCACGACGCCGATCGTGCTCATCGGAACCAACGATCCCGGCGCCTCGATCACGGAGACACAGAGCCTCACCTACATGGGCCAGATCGCCGACGCCTTCGGGCCGGTGGGCGCGACCATCAACGGCTCCTTCGTCACCGGGGCGAACAAGGTGGTCGTCTGGGCCGACATGGCCCCGCGCGGAATAGCCTTCGCGGAGGGCGAGTCTCACGCTCTCGCCTCTACCGTCACTGTCACCAACAATGGCGCGTCGATCTTCGAGAGCGACGACTGCGACGGAAATGTCCCCATCCGCGTCGCGGTGGCGAACTACAAGATCACCGCCGGCGTTCCGGCCGTCACCAATGGAACGAACACGCTCTTCACGAAGGTTGGATCGGCTCCGCTGTCGGGCCAATACACCGTCACTTCGGCGGGAGTGTATGGGTTCAACGCCGCCGATGTGGCCTTGGCTCCTAACGCGCAGTTCTATTATTGCTATTTCGGAAACGTGAGAACCGGCGCGGGCCTCAACTGGCTCCTCGATCAGCACGCCTTCATCAACTCGTCGTCGAAGACCTTCGTCGGCCCGGCCAGCGGGACCAACTTCGGCATTCCCGGACTGCTCTATCACCGGCCCTGGATCAAGCCGGCCGCCCTGTGGAACGCCCTGGCCGGCCCAACGGCGGCCACCACGGGCTACAACATCGCCGGGACTCTTGTGGACGGCCTGCATCCGGCGACGCATGGAACGGCGACGGGCGGAGCGGCCATCGCCTCGGCGGTGGATGCGATCCTGCCCGGAACGTCACAGTTCGCCTTTCCGGCCAACAACAACTTCTACCTCATCAAGGGCACCGGCCTCGTTTCGGTTTATACCAGCACGAACGCCCCCTTGCCGCCCAACATGATCGCCCAACTCACGCGGATGACCGCCGGAGGCGTCTTCCAAATCTGCTACCAGCAGACCTGCTACGTGGCCGGCGCCGCGAATGGCAACGGTGAGGGGACCTGGACCGGGAACACCCTCACCTCTTCGACCTCGGCCATCACCACGCCCAATACCGGCGGCTGCATCCTCTACACCGCCGACGCGACCGACACCTGCAACAGCTCGCACGCGGCGGGCGCGTTCACCCTGCCCGCCTTCTCGGCCGTCATCCCCAACAACGGCTTCGTAGTCGCCTACGGAGACGCGCCGTTCGACGCCTCGGGCGTCGGACAGGGCGGCAACATGCTGCTCAACGGCCAATTCGACTACGAGACGACGGCGACCGGGGGCGTGGCCGGCACCCTGACGACGCTCTCGGGAGCGTCCTGCAACACGGCCAACAGCGGCGCCTCGAACAGCAATTTCATCCCCGCGGGCTGGACGCTGACCGGAGACACCAACACTCAGACAGCGCTCGGAGCCGGCACGCTCGCCATCACCTGCGGCTATGGAACCGCGCCGGACGGCAATCCCGGCTTCTTCATCACCGAATATGGCAAGGTAGCGGCGTCGTCGAGCCTTCTGCTCACTCAGGGGGTCAGCAGCCCGAACAGCTTCATCAACTCCGCCACGCCCGACAAGATGAGGGGCTACGCGCGGGTGACGATCCAGGCGGGGCCGGGCGGCCACCTCTACGGCCTGAACTCGCCGGGAGTGAAGATCAACACGGCGTTGACCACCTCCGGGTCGGTCTACAACATCAACTGCCCATCCTCGGCCTGCACCAACATCGCGGCTCGCGCCCTGGACAATGCCGCCAGTTATACCGATTTCGATCTCATAGACTATGGCAACACCGCCCTGAAGATAGACATGATCACGCCGATTGTGTCCTCTAACATCGACGCGGGCGGCGCAAACACCATCGCGCAGAACCTATTTACGGTGAACCCCCAGCCCTTCGTTTCACAGGCCATCGACATGAAAATCTGGTTCGAGAATGCGGCCTGGCGGATCGTCAGCAAATGACCGAGGGCTGGTCTCCCCGCCGCACGATCTGGACCGCCATAGCCGCGAGCGCGGTGCTGTGGGCGGGGATGGCCATGCTGATCTGGAGGCTGTGAATGGCGGACGCTGAAGGACCGCGACGGCCGTGAGTTGCTCCTGTGCCCCCGGCGCCCGCTGGAGCGCGTCCGGGTCCCTCTTCTCGCCCAATGAGCCCCTGGGCGTCTTCAATGTCTCCGACGCCTTCGTCATCGACACCGGACCGCGCAGCAGGGGCTTGGCTTTCCTCGGTGGACCAGCGGCCACGGCGCAATTCTTCGTCCGCAACGCCACCGGCCTTCTGATCGCCACCGCGACCTTGGCCACGAGCATGCAAGTGCCCGTGGTCGTCGTCATCGTGCCGTCGATACCGGCCTTTTGCGACCTGATCCTTTACGCGCCTACCGTGGCCGACATCAACCTGATCTCGTTTTCCCTCACGCTGGCGCCGCTCTGACATGCCGATCATGGAACCGCCGATCGAGGTCGGCTCCGCGACGGCTCCCGGCGGCAGCGCGACGCTCGCTCTGGCGGTCACATCGGCGATTCCTGCTGGCGCTCTGCTTCATCTGCGCTGCATCTTCGGCGCCAGCGGCAACCCTCCCACGGGCGCGACCGACGCGGCGGGGAACACCTACGCGGTCAGCAATACGGGCCTCACGCCCACCGGCTCCAAGGTTTCCACGCTTTACAGCGTCATAACGAGCCCTCTTTCGATCGGCGCACTCGTATCCCCGGCATGGGCCGATGCTCACGGCCTGGCGATCACGGGGTCCATGGTCACGTCGGGGGTCTCGGGTTTCCAACAGTCGGTCGTCGCGATCGGCAACGGGGTCAACCCATATGTATCGACGGCTCAGTTCACCCAGGACAACAACCACATTTTTCTGACCGTGGTCGAGAACAATGGGCAAGCCGACACGGGCTACCTCGACGACGACAACATAACCCCACTTGGCCTGATCTATCCAGGCGGCGGCGATGCGGT